ACTAAGAAGTTTGTAGTTGTTGCCAAGGAAGGTGACACAGTTAAGACCATACGTTTTGGCGATCAAAACATGAGCATTAAAAAGGACCAACCTGCACGTCGTAAGTCATTCAGAGCACGTCACAAGTGTGACACAAGCCCACCCAGTAAACTAACGGCACGGTACTGGTCGTGCAAGAAATGGTAAGGAGATAACTATGGCAGCAAGAATAGCTAAAGCAGCTAGAGATGCTAAAACAGGGCGTAAAGCCGTTCAAAAAGTTGCTTCGCAGGTTAAAAAAGCAGAACGACAATTAGATGATGCTTTAGACAAATTACAAGGAGTAAATAAAAACACTCCCGGTCGAAAATCTAAAAACGACGGTATTACTGTAGGTAAAAAAAGAACTAAAGCAGATAGACGCACTCAACAAACTAAAGGGGCGGCAGTCGGTTCTGGAGTAACTGCAGCAGGTATGTCAAAATCAAACGATGGCGATTATACTGCAGCTAACGTAGATTTGAAAAGAGGTAAAGGTTTACCTGTAGCCGACATGAGCCAAAGCATTGAAATACGTGGAGATGAAGGTGGAATGCGCTATTATCAAGACGGTAAAGAAGTTAGGATGCCTAAGAAATGAAAGTCAGCGCACCTAAAGGCCATCACTGGATGAAAAGCGGTAGCAACTACAAGCTAATGAAAGATCCAGCAGACGGCTACAAACCACACAAAGGAGCTTCTAAGGCAGCTAACTTTGAAGTTCAGAAAGTCCACAAAGGTAAAAAGTAAGGGGATTGTTATGGGATACGGAAATGCGTACGGTGGTAAAAAGAAGAAAGTAAAGAAGCCAAAGGGTAAGTAACATGGCTAAAGCTAAAGCAAAACCTAAGAAGTCAGGGCCTACACCTAAGAACAAAGCTTTGTACGCTAGAGTTAAAGCAGAGGCTAAACGTAAGTTTGACGTATGGCCTTCTGCTTACGGTTCAGCATGGCTAACTAAAGAGTACCAGAAACGTGGAGGTACTTATGCCTAGAAGGGTTTCTACAGGAGGTGCTAAACGTCCCAAGAAAGGTCTTACCAAATGGTTTGACGAAGAATGGGTAGACGTTAAGACAGGCAAGAAGTGTGGTCGTAGTGGTAAGGAAAAGAAAGAACGTCCATACCCCTCTTGTAGACCTAAGGCAGTAGCAGCTAAGATGACTAAAGCTGAAAAAAAGTCTTCTGCTGCACGTAAGACAGGACCAAAGGCTATTAAACACGCAGTCACAGCCTCTGGTAAACGTAGGAAAACCACAAGAAACGCTTGACATTTACAGAAAAGTATGATATAATAAAACTATAGTTAATAACTTTAGAGAAACTAATGACAACTGAGCTTGAAACTTATTTTAATAACTACAACGAACTCTTCAATAGCGAAGGTTTCAAACAACTCGTACAAGAGCTTTCTACTAATGCACAACAGTTAGCAGATATACAAAGCGTAAAAAACGTAGAAGACCTCTTCTATCGTAAAGGCCAAGTAGCTGCTTTTGCAACAATAATTAATCTACAGGGTACTATAGAAGCCGCTAGGGACCAAGCAGAGGCTGAAGAAGAAGGCCCTGTAGATGTATAAAATATATGACTTCCGTTGCACTAACGGACACGTCTTCGAAGATTTTGTAAAGAGTGGTACTACAACCAGTAGGTGCGGTTGTGGTGCTAACGCTACAAAAATGGTATCTGCCCCGTCTTTTCACCTTGATGGTTCTACTGGGGACTTCCCCGGTAGTCACATGAAGTGGGTACGAGAACACGAAAAAGCAGGTAGAAAATGAACACCTCCATAATGATTATAATCACGGGGTTTAATTATGTCACGAGCAACAATGCTTGATTCACAGCCTGAAGAGGACAACGTGGACACCATTGAAAACGAAGCAGAAGAGACTCAACTAGAAGAAGTTGAACAACCTCAAGAAAAACCTACAGTTCCAGAGAAGTACCAAGGTAAGTCAATGGAAGAAGTTGTACAGATGCACCAAGAAGCTGAAAAGCTTTTAGGTCGTCAGTCTTCTGAAGTAGGAGAGCTTCGTAAAGTAGTAGACGATTACATCAGTAATCAGACACCTACTCAAGCACCTCAACAGCAACACGTTGAGCCTGAAGACGATATAGACTACTTTACAGATCCTCAAGGTGCAGTAAACCGTGCTATTGAGAATCATCCTAAGATTAGAGAAGCAGAGCAGTACACGGCGCAGTACAAGAAACAGTCGTCATTGTCTACGCTTCAAGCTAAACATTCAGACATGCAACAGATCCTTGGTGATCCTAAGTTCGCAGAGTGGATTAAAGCGTCTAAGATTAGGACTCAATTGTTTGTACAAGCTGACCAACAGTATGACGCTGACGCCGCTGACGAACTCTTCTCACTCTGGAAAGAACGGAAGACAGTAGCCCAGCAAACTGCCCAAGTTGAAAAACAGGCACGTAAGCAACAACTAAAGGCAGCAAACACAGGCAACGCACGAGGCAGTGCTGAAGGGACACGTAGGAAGGTATATCGTAGGGCCGACATTATTAAACTAATGAAGAACGACCCCGACCGTTATCAAGCAATGTCCGAAGAAATCATGGCAGCTTATGCGGAGGGTCGAGTCAAATAATCTAGGAGATTGACATGGCTACTGCTACATATCCCGGCGCAGGGGGTAATACTGCGAAGACTGAAGCGGCTACTTTCATCCCAGAAATCTGGAGTGATGAAATTATTGCTGCTTACCAAAAGAACCTGAAGATGGCTCCGCTTGTTAAAAAGCTGGCTATGACAGGTAAGAAGGGTGACAAGCTTCACATCCCTAAGCCCGTCCGTGGTGATGCAAATGTTAAGGCTGCTGACACTGCAGTTACTATCATTGCAAACACTGAAGGCGAATTGACTGTAGACATCGACCGTCACTTTGAGTACTCACGCTTGATTGAGGACATCGTGGAAGTTCAGGCTCTTTCTAGCCTCCGTCAGTTCTATACAGAAGATGCAGGTTATGCTCTTGCTGTACAGATTGACAACGACCTTCACGCTGCAGCTACTGGCTTTGGTGACGGTGGTGCTGTTGTATTTAGCCCAGCAGAGACCGACTACCAGCACACTGGTTGTTTCTTTAACAACGCTGCCGACGGCACTGTAGGAACTGTTCAGTACACAGACGATACTATTACTGCTGATGACGTGTTCACTGATGCGTTTTTCCGTGACATGATTCAGAAGCTTGATGACAACAACGTACCTATGGACGGACGTGCGTTAATCATCCCTCCTTCTGTTCGTAACACCATCATGGGCATTGATCGCTATGTATCTTCTGACTTTGTATCTGGTCAGGCGGTAAACAGTGGTCTTATTGGTAATCTCTACGGTGTAGACGTTTACGTCTCAGCCAACTGCCGAACTATCGAAGCGGCTGGCGACAACACTGCTTCTGCCGTTGATACTCGTGCTGCACTCTTGTTCCACCGTGACGCTATTGTCATGGCAGAGCAACAGGCTGTACGTTCACAAACCCAGTACAAGCAAGAGTACCTCTCGACTCTGTACACGGCTGATTGCCTGTACGGTGTTCAGGTATATCGCCCTGAAGCTGGTTTCGTTCTCGCAGTCCCAGAGTAACGATCTTAGGGGGTCAGCAATGGCCCCTTTTTCTTTTCTTTTGTAGGAGCTTTAGATGGCTTTATTTCGTGGCACAGGTGGTTCCGGGGATGCTAGTACAGACACCTATGCGTCTGAAGTAGCCCTAGAAGCAACCAGAGCCTCTACAAAAGCAAATGAAGCTGCAGCGTCCGCTACGTCTGCGGCTAACGCACAAGCTGCTGCAGAGGCTGCACAGGCTGCTGCAGAGACAGCAAAAACTAATGCAGAAACTGCAGAAACCAATGCAGAAACTGCGGAGACTAACGCAGAGACCGCAGAGAATGCTGCAGTAGCTGCTAAGGTATCTGCAGAGACAGCTAAGACAGCCGCTGACACTGCACAGTCTGCAGCAGAGGTTGCTAAGACAGCAGCAGAAACAGCAGAAACTAACGCAGAGACCGCAGAGACCAATGCTGCTGCTTCCGCCACCACTGCTACTACCAAGGCTAGTGAAGCGTCCACATCAGCGTCTAATGCTTCTACTTCAGAAAGCAACGCTGCCTCTAGCGCCTCCTCAGCGTCCACCTCAGCCACAAACGCAGCCACTAGTGCTACTGCAGCACAAACTGCACAAACGGCTGCTGAGGCTGCTAAGGAGGCCATTGACGGCCTGTACTTAGGCACTGCCTCAAGCAACCCAACAGTAGATGGTAACGGTGACGCAGTAACAGTAGGTGACTGGTATTTTAATACCTCTGACAACACTACTCGTATCTACGACGGCTCTGGCTGGAACACTATTAACCCTGACCTTGTTGGTGACACTACTCCGCAACTAGGCGGTAACTTAGACCTAAACAGTAGAGACATTACAGGCACAGGTAACGTCAACATTACTGGCAACGTAGTTCTGTCAGGAACAGTAGACGGCAGAGACATAGCAACAGACGGTACTAAGTTAGACAATGTTGAAGCCAATGCGGACGTAACCGACACAACCAATGTTACAGCNGCTGGTGCATTGATGGACTCAGAGGTAACTAACCTTTCACAGGTCAAAGCCTTTGACACTACTGACTACGCTACTGCGGCACAAGGCGCTAAGGCTGATAGTGCTTTGCAGAGTGGGGACAACATATCTGTCTTAACTAACAACTCAGGCTATCTAACGGCCAACCAAACCATTACGCTGTCTGGAGCAGTTACTGGCTCAGGGACAACTTCTATTTCAACTACACTGTCAACGATTGACGGGGGAACTTATTAATGACCACGATTAAACTTAAAAATGGTTCTGGCGCACCAGCGGCTAGTGATCTTGCTCAAGGTGAACCCGCATTAGACCTGACTAACAAGCGTCTCTATACAGAGGACTCTGGTGGTAATGTTATCGAAGTAGGTACAAACCCCGGTGTGGACGTAACCTTTGCTGATAACCGTAAGGCTATCTTTGGTGCTGGCTCTGACCTACAGATTTACCATGATGGAAGCCATAGTTATATTGATGAACAAGGATCAGGACGACTATACATAAATAGCGGTAATGGTGTTTGGTTTGCAAATTCAGACGGTAGTGAAATATCAGCAAAATTAAATGTCGATAGTGCTTGTGAATTTAGATATGACAATGCTATCAAACTAACCACCACCTCCACAGGCATCGACGTGACCGGTACTGTGACGGCTGATGGTTTGACTGTTGACAAAGCAAGTGGGGCGTTAATTACCTTAAACGCTACAAACGCAGGCACGCCTAGTAATTATATTACATATTCTGATGCTGGTGGCGATACAGCTTATATTGGCTTTATTAGTAACTCTACTGACAACCTTACTGTTTATAATGCTACAGCCACAGGCGACATTGAATTACGCACAAACGCCTTGCAACGATTAAATATAGATGGTGCTACAGGAGACATCAGCTTCTACGATTCGAGTGGCACCAGTCAGTCGTTGTTCTGGGATAGTTCTGCGGAGTCTTTTGGTATTGGTACTACCAGTCCACAGGCGTCTATACATACTACAGGTGATGCCATAATTGGTACAGCTACCCACGGCGCTTCTTACGAAGGTGTATTACAGATTGCTGATGGTGCTGTAAACGGAAGAACTGCGGTTCTTATTTACAACAACCATCCCGACCAGTTTATGAAGTTAGGTCAGGATGTAAATACAGCATTCATTGGTAGAGATAATGCAGACGAGTTTGCTATTGGTTTATTTGATAACGCCTCAGATACAACACTGTCCAAGCAGTTTGTTATAGATGCAAGCGGCAACGTCGGTATTGGTACAGACAGTCCAGCAACCTTGCTTGAGCTTTCCGCCAATAATGACGGTGGTGCTTCAAACAACACACTTAGGTTTACTGATACAGATACCGTCACTGAGGCTGGTCAACAAATAGGAAAAATTGAGTTTAAATCAAATGACGCAAGTGGCGATGGCGCTTTGGTTCGTGGATTTATTAACTGTATTTCTGAAGATGCCTCCCCCTCTTCTGCTATTACTTTTGCTACCAACGCTGGAGGTGCAGGAGTAGCAACAGAAGAAGCCATGCGCATCGACTCTAGTGGAAATGTTGGTATTGGTCAGTCAAAT